TCAAAATTTGGCGCGAAGCTCTATAACCTTGCCAAGGATCGATACAGGCAGATTTTTGATATTGTCGTTGTTATAAAAGACGGGTTCGAAAGAGGAGTTGTTCGGAATGAGCATGATCCCTTCCGGGCTTTTTTTTATGCGCTTTATCGTCGCCTCGCCGCCGTTGACGAGGACGACGGCGACATCGCCGCTGTCGACATCGGGCTGAGAACGGACGATGACGACATCCCCGTCGAGCATGCGGGGCTCCATGCTGCTGCCGTGGACCTGGAGAGCAAAAAAGTCGCCGTTCAGGGCCATGTCCGAAGATATCTCCTCATATCCGAGCACGGTCTCAACGGCGGAAATGGGTATGCCGGCCTCGACACGGCCGAGCACGGGGATGAGCACTCCGCGGGCCTTTTGAGGATCGATCTCATATTCCAGAATCGGAGAGGTGCCGCTTAAAATATAGGAACTTTCAGATCTGGCGGAAAGAGCCTTGCCGGTCATGAGATAGTCGACGCTGACATCGAACAGTTCGCTCATCTTAAGTATAAGGGAGAGCCCGGGAGTCGTGACGCCGCGCTCCCACTGGCTGACGGCGGTCTGATTGACATTTAGTATATCGGCAAGGCGGCTTTGCGAATATCCGCGCGCGCGCCGGAGCTCTTTTATTCGGTTCATTATTAATGCCGCCTCCTTTTCTATGTGAGTATTATATAAGCAAAACTGCTAAAATGCAAGCAAATTTTAGAAAAAAGAAGGATTGCTACTTGACTATATGTGAAAATAATGGTAAATTTACAGAAAAGTAGCATAACTACTAAAAAACAAGCACGAGAACTACTGAAAACGCGGGTATGTGAGCTTGTAATTTTAAGAAATGTGGGGGAAAAGAAATGAGAGTTGTGGAGAAAAGACCGGACTGTGAAAACTGCGGAAGGGTGAAGTGCGCTAGAGGGTGCGCACAGTGGGAAGAATGGTTTAAATCGAGATGGAGAAAGGTGCAAAAAATTTGGCGTGAAGCGGGATATTAAAACAAAATGCCGCCCTTTATAAGGGCGGCAAAGTTGAAATATCGTCAAATCGAGTGACGGACACGGTCGCGCTCTTCTGCGCGCTTGGCATCGCCCCAGCGATCGAGTGTGCCGACGAGATAGCCGGTTATGCGGCGTATGCGTTCGAAAGATACGGGCTCAAACTCGTAATTCAGGTCGACAAAATCGCCGTCGACAGCGATGTTCAGGCTTTTGATCGAGCGGCCGGGATGAGCAGAACGAATGTGAGAAAGATAGTATGAAATTTCTTTGTCGGACATTTCTCCGCCGGAAACTTTTACAAAATCAAACATGTATTAGCGCCTCCTTGTGAAACAAAGAATAGCACATCTTGTGGGTGAAGTCAATACTAAACACAAAATATAGTTAAAATTAAAAATCAAGAGCAGAGCGCCGGTAAAAAAGAAAACGGCGGCGACGGGGAAAATATTTGAAATCATAAAAAATAGGTGGGAGATTTATGGATAGCGCCAAAAAAATGGCAATAGAAGTTTTGAAAAAATACCGCTATTTAGAAGCGGCAGAGGAAAACGACGCGATGGAGAAAAATAGAGAATGCGGCAAAAATAAAAAAATTTTTGAAAGTTCGCGTAAAAAAGAACGAAGGGGCGGCGATACGCCGCGTGATAACACGGATGTGAAAGAATACGCGAGCGCCGAGGGCGAACCGGACTTTTACAGAGACGTGTATAACAGGATAATGCAGATGCGGTACAGGAGGGCGAAACGGGCGCTTGAGGCGCTGACGGACAAGGACAGGAAAATACTGACGTCGTTTTATGTGGAGAGAAAAAACGGATTCATATTCGATCTGTGCGATGAACTTTCATGTGAGAGGACGACGATATACAGGATGAAGGACAGGGCGCTGGAATCTTTTATCATAGCGATGGGAAACGTGTATTGATACAGGATAAAAAGAGGACGCAGAAGGGATTTTTGAGAGAGGGATGCGGGACGACCGGAAATAGAAGGAGGGTTATTATAAAAAAGGAAAATAAAAGGCACTAAAAATAAATGGAGGGAGCGTGATAGTGAAAGAGATAGACGTAAGAAAGACGCTGATAAGGATGCTTATGGCGGAAACTAGGGAAAATGACGAGCGGGATCTGAAAAAGACGGACAGAGGAAATAAAACGGCGGAGCAGCTGACCTTTTCAGAAGAGCTTGCAAAGATCGCAATGCAGTGCGGCGGAAAAGACGCCGAAAAAGATCCGGAAAAAGACGAAGCAGCACTGACGGAGCTTGAGGCGATGTGTTTAGGGCTTATAAGAGAGGCGAGAAAATCGCCGTCTGCGTTTAGAGAAGTGTGCGAGAGAATCGGCCTTGCGGAGGAGGAGCAAGAGGACAGGAAGTTTGAAATAATAATAAAAATGCAAGAGGATGAAAGGCCCGCGCTGGAAAAGAGCGAAGGGGAAAATAAAAACAGAAGATATAAACGTACCAGAAAACCGGAAGGCAGTATACATGAAGGAAAAGAAGAGGCCGAGGACTGAAATACAGATAACCGAAAAACAGAGAGAGTTTATCGAAGCGACGGCATTTGAAGTTCTGTTCGGAGGTGCGGCAGGAGGAGGAAAGTCTTACGGGCAGCTTATAGACGCGCTGATATATGCGTCAAGATATCCGAGATCGAGACAGCTTATATTGAGAAGGACGTTTCCGGAGCTTGACAAGTCGCTTATCAGAGTGTCGCAGGAGCTGTTCCCGAGAGATATATATACATATTCGGGAACGATGCATGTGGGAAAATTCAAAAACGGATCGGTGCTTGACTTTGGATACTGCGACGCGGCGGCGGACGTTTATAAATATCAGTCGGCGGAATACGACGTAATAAGATTTGACGAGCTGACGCATTTCGCGGAGGAGACGTATGTGTATCTTATGTCGAGGATCAGGGGGGCGAACGGTTATCCGAAGGCTGTAAAATCGACGACAAACCCCGGAGGGATCGGACATGCATGGGTCAAAGAAAGGTTTATAGATATAGGGCAGGCGGGAAAAGTCCATGAATTTGAAAACACATCGAGAGTGTTCATACCGGCAAAAGCGACAGACAACAGATTTCTCATGGACAAGGACCCGATGTACATAAAAAGACTTTTGAATCTTTCGGAGTGCGATAAAAAAGCGCTTTTGCATGGGGATTGGGACATCTTTGAGGGGAGATATTTTACGGAATGGTCGAGAGAAAAACATGTGATAGAAGCGCAGATACCGCCGAAAAATCACAGAAGATATGTTGCGATGGATTATGGACTTGATATGCTGGCGGCGTATTTTATAGCCGTGGATGAGACGGGAAGAGCGACAGTGTACAGAGAGATATACGAAAAGAACCTTATCATATCTGATGCGGCGAAAAAAATAAGAGAAAGCATCATGCCGGATGAAGAGATATATGCGTTTATCGCGCCGCCGGATCTTTGGAACAGAAGGCAGGATACGGGGAGATCGGCGGCGGATATATTCGCGGCGAACGGGGTGCCGCTTTCGCAGGCATCAAACGACAGGATACAGGGATTTTTGGAGTTGAAGGAATATTTGAAGCTAGCGAAAGATGAGTTCGGGGAGAGCTCTCCGAAGATAAAGATCACGGCGAACTGCTTAAATCTTATCAGAACGCTGCCGCAGCTTGCGCATGACAGGAAAAATCCGAATGATGTCGCGATAGAACCGCACGAAATAACGCACGCGACGGATGCGATCAGATATTTCGTCTCGTACAGACCGCTTCCGGCGGGAGGAGACGATGTGCAGAGCGATGAGGATATAGAAGAGTTTTTGAGATACGGGAGGTAAAGGATTTGGAGACAATGGGATATATTATGGCGTTCGTGCTGGGGATCCTGGCGGCGGCGCTTGTCTTAAACATGATAATGGATGAAAAGAAAGGACACAAGACAAACGCGGAAAGGGAAACCAACGCGGAGAAAGAAACGAAGAGAGACAAGGAGCTTAGGATACAGGTCGAAAATATGCTCTCCTATGACGGGACGGCGAGAGGGCAAAAAGAAGTATACGGCGAGAGAGAATAATCAAATCATTCTTTAAGGAGCGGATGAAGATTGGACAAAAAATGGACGAGCAAGGACGTATTCGCGGAATTTGACAGGGCGAAAAATTATAACCTGCAGATAGACCTTTACGACAAAGTGAAGGTAAATGAAAACTTTTTCATAGGCAGGCAATGGGAAGGACTGAATGCGCCGGATCTGGACAAACCGGTCCTTAATTTCCTGAAAAGGGTGGTCACGTACTTTATAGCGATGATCGTGTCGGATGATGTGACGGCGGCGGTGGATCCGTTTTATAAAACGGAAGAAAACGTGGTCATGTCAAAAATATTGTCGCAGGAAATAGACAGGGTCATAGAGAGAACAAAGGTCAAGGAGAAAAACAGAGACGCGATCAGGGCGGCGGCAGTCGACGGAGACGGGTGTTTTTATCTGAGATTTGACCCGAACGAAAAAGAAATATGCGTCGACAGCATAGAAAACACGAGGGTGCTGTTCGGCAATCCCTATTCCGCGGACGTTCAGGCGCAGCCGTATATCATGGTCGTGAGGAGAAGGCACATAGACGAAATAAGGAAAAACCTTCCAAAGGGGATCGATCCGGAGGACGTGAGACCGGATATAGAGGAAGCATATCCGGATGAGTACGATTCGGATCTTGTGACAACGGTAGTCAGGATGTGGAAAGAGGACGGAAAGGTAAAATTCGTCGAGGCGACAAGAGAAGTGATGCTGACAGAAGATGCGGTGGACACGGGACTGACGCTTTATCCTATCGCGTATTTCAGCTGGGAGAAAGTCAGAGGATCGTATCACGGGCAGGCGGTGATAGAAGGGCTGATACCGAACCAGATCGCAGTGAACACCCTTATGGCGATGGCGATAAGAGGAGTTAAAACGGGATCGTTTCCGACGATCATATTCAACAAAGACAAGATCTCGTCGTGGACGAACAAGGTGGGAAAGGCATTCGGCGTTTCGGGAGACCCAAATACGGCGGTGGCGACATCTTTCAGGCCGCAGGATATATCGGGCCAGGTCATAGGGATGATAGACAGTTTGATCGCGCTGACGAAGGATCTGATGGGGGCGTCGGATGCGGCGCTTGGCAATGTAAGGCCGGACAACACGTCGGCGATAATCGCGGTGCAGAGGGCGACAGCGGCGCCGCTGGAACTGCAGAGGATGGCGTTTTTCGGGTTCGTTGAACAGTATGTGAGGATAATGGTGGATATGATGAGAGCATATTATTCTGTGAGAGAAGTCGCATTTGAGAGCGAGGCGGGAGAAAGCATCGTAAAAGTAGATTTTGACAAAGTGGATTTCACGGGGATGGACATAAACGTGGACGTCGGATCGTGCGCGTATTTCTCAGAACTGATGCAGATGCAGACGATGGACAATCTGTATAAACAGGGGATCATAGGAGACGCGGTGACTTATCTTGAAGCGATACCGCCTAGATATATAAGAAACAGGGAAAAACTTTTGTCGGATCTTAAAGAGAGACAGAAAAAGATAGAGGCGGAGGCAGAAAAAATAGCTTTGTACGGAAATGCCGTGGCATTTGACAGAGAAGAAGGGCCGATCGGCGCTTAAAGCGATCAGAAACGGATATAAACGCGATGACGGGGCGGTGAAAGAAAAATGGACGAAATGCGCACAGTGGGAGAAGTGATATGCTGCAAGGTGGACAGCAGGATCGAAAAAAGTAGCGTAAGCGAGGAAAACGGCGAGATCTTTGATGTGTTGGTCTTTAGATGTCCCGTTTGTAAAATGACGAGGACTCTTAAGATAAAGCGGGAAGCCGGGAAGGGGATAAAAACCAAATAAAGGCGGAACGCAAAACCGAAAACCACGGTGAAAAGCCCCGACCTTAGGGCTAAGACAGCCGCAACCATACGGCGAAGAGAGGATGAAATTATGTTGTTTGAAGGATCGGCGATACCAGCCGAGGGAAACGAAAAAATCGAAGAAAAACTTGTTTTAGACGAAGATCTTAAAACAGAGGAAGAAAAAAGCGAAGACGAAGAGAACGAAATAATGGGCGATGCATTCTTCGAAGAGGAACTGTCAGAATATGGAAACAAAGAGGCGGAAAGAAGCGAGGACGGATTCCCGGATGAAGAGAGCCGGGAGAGGACCGAAGACGAGGAATTTTTCGAAGACCTTCTGACGGAGGAGGACGTTAAGGAAAAAGAGGATATGGAGGAAAAGCAACAGGAAGTTTTTCGCGTGAAATACAATGGGCGAGAATATGATATGACGCTTCCGGAGCTGATAACAAATGCGCAAAAAGGCATGAATTACGACCATATCCTGGAGGAGAGAAACAACCTTAGAAATTCACCCGCGGTGATGGCGGTAAAACGGGCGGTCGAAGAGCGGGGGATATCCGAAGATCAGATAATAAGAGAGATAGACGAAAAACTGTCAGGAAGAAGGCTTGAGGAAAATATCAGATCGGGGATCCCGGAGGAAGCGGCGATGGAGATCGAAAAGCTGAGAGAAAGAGTGCGGGAAAAAGATGCGGAAATAGAAAAACAGCGCATAAAAGAGAAAAAAACGAGACAGTTTATGGAGCTATTTGAGGAATATCCGGATCTGAGGACGCTGCCGCCGTCGGTCATACGCGATATAGAAAAAGGAAAAAATCCGATAGACGCGTACAGGGCGTTTGAATTGAGAGAGCTTAAAGCGTCGATAAGAAAAGAAAAGGTCGGCGAAGAAACAAAAAAGAAAGCGCTGCCGGCGATGACGGACACGGGGGCAGTTCGAGACGAAGATGCGTTCATATTCGGCCTTTTCGGGACATGATTTGGAAATGAAAGGATGATTTTTTAGAATGGCTATTAACCTTGCGACAAAATACGAGAAAAAAATACAGAGTTATTTTTCACTTAAGTCGGTCGTCGACGGAAATACCAACAACGACTACAATTTTTCAGGAGTGAAATCCATAAATATCTATACCCCGGTGACACAGAGCCTTACGGATTACTCGAGAACGGGCATGACTAGATACGGCACCCCGAACGAGATGCAGGACGTGCTGCAGGAAATGATACTTACACGCGACCGCTCTTTCGCGATTACGGTCGACGCGGGCAATAACGCGGAGCAGATGGATTCGAAACAGGCGGGGAAAATACTTGCGCTTGAGATCGAAGAGCAGGTCGTTCCGGAAATGGACAAGTATGCGCTTTCCAAATTCGCGGATTTTGCGGGGAAAATCGATGTGCAGCTGTCCGCGCCGGATAAAACAACTATCGTTGCGACGCTTGCGGGGGCAATGGCAAGCATGTCCAACAAAAATGTTCCCAATAGCGGCCGCGCGATATATATCGGGTGGACATATTTCAGCGCGCTGAGAAGCGCATCCGAATATATCGGAAACGATACGCTTGGGAAAAAGGTCCTGTCTGCGGGGCAGCTTGGATCATTTATGGGGGCTTCAGTGATACCGGTGCCGGATGATTATCTCAAAAAAGGCAGCTCGCAGTGCTATGCGCTGATCACGTACAAAAACAGCGTTATGCAGCCGAAGAAAATACAGGATTACTTTGTAAAACAGAACCCTCCGGGAATAAACGGTGCGTTGATAGAGGGAAGATTTATCTTTGACGCTTACGTTATCGGAGCAAAAGCGGACGGCGTTTACGCGATAGTCGCGGCAAGCACCCAGCAGGCGGCGCCGACAAACACCTATACGTCGGGAAGCAAAACGATGGCGTGCGCATCATCGGGCGCCACATCGATAATGTATACGACGGACGGGACCGACCCGAGATATTCAAAATCGGCAAAGGTCTATTCAGGAGCGGTGGATCTCTCTTCGTTCGCGGGGACGACGGTCACGTTCAAATCCGTTGCATTTGACGATGCGCTGTTCACCTCTGCTGTGACGACCACAAATCAGGCCGTTGCGGCTTAATTAAAATCAGGCGGAGGGGGATATTCCCCCTCCAAAGGCCTGAAGCAGTCTCAAAAATGCGAAGAGACCAGTGAGGAGGACGAACAATGACGGGAAATGAGCTTTTAAATAAGACACTTGCGATCATAAACGAAGACAGGGCGGATTATCTCAATATCGCGCTTGAGTGTATAAATACGCTTTTGTCGGACACTTTCAATATTAATAACATTATTCTCGAGGCGGCGGGAGATGCGCCGCTTGCCGCAATACCGACCATATCGGCGCTCACAGATACGATACCGTATGATGATTCGCTTGTGAGGTCGGCGTTTCCTTTTGGACTGGCGTCGTATCTTATATATGACGACGGGGATATGGGAAAGGTGCAGTATTTTCATAATATGTATGTAAATGCATGTCAGGATCTGTCAAAGGCGCTTTCAGGGGAAGTGGAGGATGTATACAGATATGAAAACATCTAATCTCTATTTCAAGTCTAACGCGGTGCTGACCCTGCAATATGAAGACTTTAAGGGAGTGGATTTTTCAACAGATCCGATACTGGTCGCGAGATCAAGGGCGCCGTTTGCAAAAAATCTTATATCGGATACAGGCGGGATGCCGGAAAAACGCCTGGGATGGAGAACACTGTACACGGTCGACGCGCCGGTGTACGGGATACATCGCTGCGTGATAAATGACGTGGAGCACATTTTGATACACGGCGGAGAAAAGATGTATGAGATCAGAAATGACCTTCCGACAGTGATAAAAACGGGTATTGCGCAAAACAAAAGCGTGTCTTTCTTTATGAACGGGGCGCTTTACATACTGACGGGAGAGGAATATCTGAAATTTGACGGGAACACTTTGACGGATGTAGCACAGTCGGCGTATGTGCCGACGATAGTAACCGACCGGGATCCGACGGGCGGAGGATCGGCGCTTGAGGATGTAAACCTGATAGGAGGGAAATGGAAAGAAGAGTTTTTGGGGACGGCGGCGGCGACCGAATATCAGTTGTCTTTCGGGGAACTGGACAATTCGCCGGTGTCGGCGAAAAAACTTCTTTCAAACGGAACGTGGCAGGACCTTGCGGAAACGACGGACTTTACGGTAAACCGCACGACGGGGAAAGTCACTTTCGGGACAGCGCCGGGCGTGTCGCCGGTCACGGGACGGTCAAACGTCGTTATACAGGCGTCGAAAACACGGGATATGTCGATGATCAAAAAAGCGAAAAGTTGTATAGTTTTTGACGGGAAATATGTTTTTTTAGCGGGAGCGGAGTGCGCGACGGATTATCGAAGCGGGTTTGAGGATCCGACGTATTTCCCGGATACGGGATATGACAAGATAGGAAGCGAAGAGACGGATATCATGGGATATCTGAACTTTGGGGAGAATATCGCGATAATAAAAGAAGACAACGCGCAGGATATGACGATATTCATACGATATAAAAGCGAAATGGACGGGAAGACCGTTTTCCTAAGAAAGCCGGCGATAGTCGGCGTGGGAGCAGTATCGAGGGGTGCGATAGCGCACCTGAGGGATGAACCGATGTTTCTTTCTAAAGGAGGTATTTTCGGGATAGCGACGAATGATCTGACATCGACAAAAATGGCGCAGAACAGATCGTTTTTTGTGGATAACAAACTAAAAGCGGAGGAAAATCTCGAGAATGCGGTGTCGGTGGACTGGAACGGATTTTTTATAACGTGTGTAAATTCACATGCATATGTGCTTGATGGGAAGCAAAACAAGACGTATAAAGCGCAGTCGGGAGGAGACTATGTCTATGAATGCGCATACTGGGAGAATATTCCGGCGGTGTGCTTCCTTGAAAAAAGCGGAGAGCTGTTTTTCGGAACGGACGAGGGGAAAGTTTGCAAATTCAACAGCGATATTTCAACGATGGCAAGATACAACGACGACAATGACGCGATAGAGGCGGTGTGGCAAAGCAGGTTCGATGACGACGGATATCCGGCGAGATACAAAACGATGCAGAAGCGCGGGACGATCGTCACAATAAAACCTTATGCGAGATCGAGCGCGGAAATAGGGGTCAGGACCGAAAAGGATCCGAAAGAAAAAACGGTAAAAAGGGATACGGTCGACATTTTTGACTGGAAGGATATAGATTTTGAAAGATTCACGTTCAATTCGAGCGATGCGGCGGCGGATATCACCGTGGGATGCAAGGTCAAAAAATATAAAAGACTGCAGTTCGTTATAAGAAACAATGTAAAAGACGAGGGGTTCGGAGTATACAAAATAGTCAAGAGCGTTACCCTCGGGAATTTCGTGAAGAGGTGACAATATGGGAATTTCAAGTCTGAAAATAGTAAATACGGATTATATAGATCATGACGTTTCGTCGCTGCCGGACAAGCTGACCGGTACGGCGGCAGAGAATAAAAGCGATTTTGACAGGATAGTAAAAGAGCTTGTGGCTATCAGAGTGAACGCGCTTATAGACGCGCTGACGAGCACCGATGCGGAAGATTCAGGAGCATTGAACATAGGAGTTTCGATGGTCGGGGATATGGCATCAGGAACGGTGCAGGCGGCGATCGCCGAGCTGAAAGGGAACATAGATTCAAATGACGATGCGGCGTTGCACAAAACGGGGACGGAAACGATCACGGGGACAAAGATATTTTCATCATCGCCCACGGTTCCGAACCCGGAGGCTTCAACAGATGCGGCGACGCGCGGATATGTCGACGATCTTTTGGATGATACGACGATAAACGGAATGTCAAATCCTGGAGGGAATATAACGATCGCAGGGGGAACGGGAATAAGGGTCACAAATTCAAGCAACACGGTGACGCTGGATGCGACGGGAACGGCCATCCCGGCGCCGCACGCGTCTCAGCATGCAGCGGGAGGCGAAGATGAGGTGACGCCGGAGTCGATAGGGGCGCAGTCTCAACATACGGCCGAGACGGCGGTGCTTGAGGCGGCGGAGTGGTCGAATGACGAACAGACGGTGAGCGTAACCGGGGTAAAAGCTGACAGCACGGTGTTTGTGTCGCCATGTCCAGCGGCGCAAGACGATTATACAGCAGCAGGCATAAAATGCACGGCACAGGGCGAAGGAACGCTTACGTTTAGCTGCGCAAGCATCCCGGGGGACGATATCTCGGTAAATATTGTTATCTTGGAGGGCTAAAACATGATAATAAACCAGGTTGCGGCCGGAGGAGGCAGCAAGAAATTAAAAACGGAGATCATAACTGAGAGCAAAACATGGACGGTGCCGGCCGGCGTTGATATGATAGCGTGCAGGATATTCGGAGCAGGC